AAGACGGGACAGGGTACACATATCCAAGGCGCAACGCATTCTCCTAAAGAGAAGAAATCGTTGAATTTGGTACAGGTACTGTGGGCACCAGTTAAGGATAAGTCTCTGGATGAAATCCGCGAAACTGGATGTTTCATTGAAGCGCTTAATGTCTGTGTCTTCACTGATGTCGTCGGTGAGTCGATTGGCGCTCACAGTGATAACAACTCCCGCACCAGTTTGAAGTTCCCCGTTTCGAAAGTGTCCGTCTGTGAGGATGCTTGTGTGTACGGCGAAATTAAACCTAACCGCACGTGGGTTGGGTTCACCAAACTGCCTGCATAATGCCATTCGTTCGTTGACAGCAGTTGGGGGTATTATGCCCCCTTCTTTATGCGCCCGCGTGTCGCCCCCGTGATCTAAAAACCCCTAACTACCCTAATCTATAAAGTGTTACACAAGCGTTCTAAAAATTCCGCCCATACTATATAAAATCAAGAAAGGAAAACACAGAGATGCAAAAAAATCCGGACAAAAATTTTACGACTGTAGAGGTTGATCCTATAACTGGCGATTACTATGTAAACATCCCAGAATGGGTACTAAATGAGTTCGGTTGGTACGAAGGCACCACGGTAAACATGGAAGTCGAGGGTGACTGCATTGTGATAACCGAAGTCCGTGAGGACTGAACGAGGGTGATTGACACCTACTAGATAATACTGTATGATACTGAAGTAACGTTACTTTCTTATGGCTAAAGGATTTACTGTAAAGGCAAAAGCGCCCACAGCACAGCAAAGCACTGCAGAGTGGGACTATGAGAAGGCAAAACAGATGATTCGAGGGAAATCCATCGTCTTCTGTTTACCTGGAAGAGGTGTCTCATATACCTATCTGAAAAACTTTGTACAATTGTGTTTTGACATTGTACAAAACGGTGGCAGCATTCAAATCTCGCAAGATTATTCATCAATGGTGAATTTTGCAAGATGTAAGTGTCTGGGTGCGAATGTACTCAGAGGTCCCGATCAGGTTCCCTGGGACGGCAAACTGAAGTACGATTATCAATTGTGGATTGATAGTGATATTGTATTCAACACTGAGAAGTTCTATCAGTTGGTTCTGATGGATCAGGATATCGCAAGTGGTTGGTACTGTACGGAAGACGGGCGAACGACTTCTGTTGCACACTGGATGGAAGAGGATGACTTCCGCAATAATGGTGGAGTCATGAATCATGAAACGGTTGAGAGCATCTCTAAGCGTCGTAAACCATTTACCGTTGACTATGCAGGCTTCGGTTGGTTGCTCATCAAAAACGGTGTCTTCGAACACTCGGAGATGAAGTATCCCTGGTTTGCACCAAAGATGCAAGTCTTTGAATCTGGTGAGGTTCAGGACATGTGTGGAGAAGATGTATCGTTCTGTCTCGATGCAAAAGAAGCTGGTTTTGAAATCTGGTGCGATCCTCGTATCAGAGTCGGACACGAGAAGACAAGAGTTATCTAAGATGGCTGACGAATCTTACAATATCTACTGTAAGGGACGTAAACTCTTCTCTAACTTGACAGAGGAAGAGTATTTCGATATGATGGAGGACCTGTCGATAGAGTATTATCAGACAGGTTCTCCAAGACCTGAAGATCTTGAAACTGAAATTATTAGGAGATTAACCAATGGCAATGCGTAAGGGTGGCGGTTATGTGGAAGGCGCTCCCAAAAAAACTCGTCAAGGCAGAGGTATGAATACTAAGTACGCCGCGACTTCTCGCAATAAAGCTAAGAAGAAGTATCGCGGACAAGGTAGAGGTTAAATAAGACAGTTATACAAGTCTTATGAGTTGTCTCATCACCAACCTCCCATCACAAGAAGTCTGGGTTCGTAAAGAATATCTGACGGATCATCAAAGTGGACACGGTGAATTTGTAAAGGGCGTCTGGGTTTCGGCAAAGTCGATTCCTGGACGTGCTTTTTATTTTGAGACATATCTACCAGAGTATGCGGCAATGTATGATAAGTTGCCCATTAGTGCCTTTTTATCTCGTCCAGAACTGCCGACACCTGATATGGACTTGCCTAACCTACAGTTTTGGAACTGTATGGACTATGGTGTAGTCAGTATTGATAAAAAATTCATTGGTAGTATGGACTATGAGTGCTATACCCGCGACTTTGGTATTCAAAAAGGCGTCTATATCTGCACTCTGGACAATTATCACCGAGATCCAGACATGGTTGACTGGGCAACAAGCGAAAATCCTGCCGAACACAAGTCACACAACCTTATTGAGTTGAATAATGGACAATATGCACTTTATCCCAACAACAGATTGCGTATTTTTGACAATAGTTTGACTCCTGCCGAACCTAAAATGCCCGATTTTAAGGTTTCAACTCAATATTATCAGGTGGAATGTGGTTATGAACGGTTAGGAATGGGAAATGAAGACGAATATCACTGGAAAACCGCTCAAGAGCGGGAAAATAATGCTGACTAGGGATAGCAACCCCTCTAAAAGTTCTGATTTAGTCAATCAGGAACAAAAAATGCACGACTTTTTAGACAATCTAGCTAACAAACAACACCAAAAAATGCTTAGGGAAATTGCGAACGATGATTTAACTCCAAAAAAACATGATTTTGTCAAACAAAATGAAATTCATGAAAAAATTCGCAATGATGAAGACTATGATGACTGGGATTATGGTACAGAACCTTATTATGGGAAGATTTTGGAATGAGAATATAAATAATCCAACAGAACTCTTTACCTAATGGCGATCCAGAGGATATCGAGGGCATTTAAAGACATTAGTTTGTCTTTTGAACCTCATCCTGTCACAAAAGATCTGCAAGTTTTAAAGAATGAGAATGCGATTCGTAGATCTGTCAGAAATATTGTAGAAACAATCCCAACAGAGAGGTTTTTTAACTCCCTGTTGGGTTCTGACGTAAGAAGAAGTCTCTTTGAATTCGTAGATTTTGGTACTGCATCGGTTATTCAAGGACAAATTGAAATTGCCATTGATAACTTTGAACCTCGTGTAGAAAATGTAATTGTTGAAGTTGAACCAATACCAGACGACAACGTATTCAACGTGACTGTTATATTTGACATTATAGGACAAGAGTTTCCAACACAAGAATATTCATTCCTCTTAGAGGCAACGAGATAAAATGCCTTTTACAAAATATACAAACCTAGATTTTGATCAGATAAAAACTTCTATCAAAGACTATCTCCGTGCTAACTCCACGTTCTCGGACTTTGACTTTGAAGGATCTAACTTTTCGGTATTAATCGATACTCTGGCGTATAATACTTATATTACGGCATTTAACTCTAACATGATTGTTAATGAGTCCTTCTTGGACTCGGCAACTCTTCGTGAAAATGTCGTTTCTCTGGCAAGAAACATTGGTTATGTACCTCGCTCTAGAAGCGCCGCTAAGGCACAAATATCTTTTACTGTATCAACAAGCGTAAACACTCCCACACTCACCTTGAAGGCGGGTATAGTGTGTGTAGGAAGCGCTAATGACACTACATATACGTTTGCGATACCAGAAGACATCACGGCTAACGTCGATGGTGGAGTCGCATCTTTCAGCAATATTGATGTCTATCAAGGAACGTTCCTGACAAAACAATTTACCTATGATGGTTCGTTAGATCAGAGATTTATCCTCAACAACTCATTCATCGACACATCAACAATTAATGTTTATGTCAAGAAGGCAAATGATTCTGGACTTGGCATTGAATATGCACTGGCAGAAAACATTTTTGATGTAAAATCATCTTCTAGAATCTATCTCATTCAAGAAGTTCAAGATGAGAAGTATGAGATTATTTTTGGTGATGGCATTATTGGTAAGAAACTTGGAACCGATACTAATTCTGATGGTGAAACGATTACAGTCAATTATATTATTACTGATGGAGAAGAAGGTAATGGAGCATCATCATTTGCCTTCTCAGGAACATTAGAGTCTGCTGCTGGGCAAGTTATAAATCCAGGAACAGTAACTATAACAACTAATCAGGCGTCTCAGAATGGCGCTGAGATTGAGGCAATCAGTTCAATCAAGTACTATGCCCCAAGACTCTATTCGTCGCAGTACAGGGCGGTTACAGGACGTGATTACGAAGCAATTATCAAGAGAATATATCCAGATACAGAATCAGTTTCTGTTGTTGGTGGTGAGGAGTTAGATCCACCAGAATTTGGAACAGTACAAATCAGCATCAAACCAAAGAATGGTACTTTTGTTTCTGATTTTAATAAGTCACTTATCCTATCTAAGTTGAAACAGTATTCTGTTTCTGGAATTAATCAAAAAATTGTAGATCTTAAAATTCTTTATGTTGAACTGGATAGCTCCGTTTATTACGACTATAACAGAGTATCCAATGTTAATGATTTGAAGACAAAAGTTTCTAATTCACTGACTGCATATTCCGAATCTATAGATTTAAATGCATTTGGTGGAAGATTTAAGTACAGTAAAGTGCAAAAGGTTATTGACAATACTGATGATGCAATTACTTCCAACATCACCAAGGTTATTATAAGAAGAGATTTGAAGGCAGCTTTAAATCAATTTGCACAGTATGAGTTGTGTTTTGGCAACAGATTCCACATTAATTCTGAAGGACTTAATATCAAGTCTACAGGATTTAAGATTACTGGAGAAAACTCTACAGTATTCCTTACAGACACACCGATTAGTGGAACTACAACTGGAACCATTTCTATAATTAAAGTTGATGAGAACGGAAATCCTATTGTTGTTGCAAAAGAAGTGGGAACAGTTGATTATGTGAGGGGAGAAATTAAAATAGGAACGATTAACATAACATCTACAGCAAGACCTAATGGAATTGTAGAGATTCA